AGTAGTGTACYCCACGTGAATACTTTGAAAATACTTTGAAATAAATTCTATAAAAAATTGTTGCATAGTGAGATGTCAGAGCTTGTCTTTTATGATGCTCCATCAACAGGTGCAAACGGATTTGATCCCGATGCAGGGTATGTGGCATTTATTGCTGCACATGCCGGATCGTACGATCTTTCTGCTGTTAGGATCTTCTTCCTCAATGCTGCCAAGGCCAAGAATGCTCTCTCGAGAAAACCAGAGGGGAAGGTTAGTATTAAATTTGGCGAGTGGTCGGTGGAGGTGGTCAATAATCATTTTCCTGGCAACAGGAACAATCCAATTGGTAACAACGATCTTACCATCCACAGAATTTCAGGCTATCTCGCAAGATGGGTTCTAGAAGAGTTCAAAGGACAAGATGATGAAGCCCAGAAGGACATCATCCGCTCAACCATTGTGAACCCAATTGCAGAATCCAATGGGATCCACTGGGATAGCGGTGCAGATGCCTACCTGTCATTCTTCCCTGGCACTGAAATGTTTCTGGAATCATTTGATTTCCTCCCATTAGCAATTGGGATCTATAGAGTCAAAAATGGCATGATGGATGTCCAATACCTGAAAAAAGCTCTCCGTCAAAGATACGGGACTATGACAGCAGATAAGTGGATGTCTACTAAGACAACAGTAATTGCAAAGACCCTGAAGAGAGTTGAGAGCTTCAAATGGGGTAAGGGAGGACTAAGTGAGGCAGCCAGAGCATTCCTCTCAAAATTTAATGTAAAAATACCATGAGTATGATGCTCCCCTCGTGGAATTGGAATTCCAAATTCAAAATTTTCGTATAAATATTTGGTAAAATTTGACCCAAAAAAGAGTCCATTGGGCTCACAAATCAAGCAGCATAATGGGTGGGTGGTAGGGGACAGCAAGAGGAAGGAAATTAATTCATTAAATAAAGTAAATGTATTCAGTGGAGCACACTACT